GACTTTACTACCCGCCCCGTTATGTAACGTACACCTCTAGCAATAGTTGGTTTGCCCCAACTGTCCCCTCTGTGGCACCCTTCCTACAGTTGCAGAGGAAATGAGCGCATTGCACATTCCCCCACGCGTGAGCACCACCCGCAGCCAACGGCACGATGTGATCGAGAGTCGGGCTTTGCGGCTGTGGAAACACTGCGCGCTTGTCCACCTTCTTGCCGCAGATACCACATAGCCAGCCATCTCTCTCAAACACCTCTATCGGGTCAATATCATCAGCCGCTACCTTGTGCCGTCGCAAGACTCTGCACCTAACTCTAATCTGCCTTGCCTTATGTGGGTGGGCTGTTTTCCATATCTCCCAAGCACACCGCGAGCAAACCTTCTTAGTACGCACTTTTGTGGGCGGAATAAACTCACAGCCACATCGCTCGCACGATTTAGCTGTTGGCTTAGGTACACGAACAACTGTTGCAGCCCGATCCCAACTGGCGCATGCGGGAGAGCAATAACCCTTTTGTTGGCCGGATAGCTGCTTCCCACAGTAAGCACATGTATCACACTTCTTTGGGCGACAGTCCTCGCAATAGTGCCACGCGCGCCCAGTCTGCCCTTTTCTTGCGTTATCAAAGTCGCAGCCACAGCGCTTGCACTGTACGATATGCGTTCTAGCCTCGCGCTGTTCACGCTGTTCGCTCCGTATCTGGCGCACTGTCCGGTTTCTTGCGCTTCCCTTGCACTTGGGAGAGCAGTAGATTGGCGCTCGCCCAGTTCTGGTCTCCCTGTAGAAGCGCTCACCGCACTCCGCACACTCATGCCAGCCCGCCTTCATACTCATGCCTCCCCAGGCATCCTCCCCAGGATGTAGACCGTGCAGCGTGGCGTCCTGGGGAGGGCTTGCCGCCACCACGCTGCACGGTCTACCGGTTGTTAGCGCCGCTTCGCATTTCCAAAGCCCCCGTCATACCTCGCGCTTTTGGCACTATGATGTCGCCGGCAGAGCGCTTGCAGATTCTCCCACTCATTGCCCCCGCCTCTAGACTTTGGAACAATGTGATCTACCTGCGTTGCTGGCTCCCCGCACATCTCACACACTGGATGTCTTCTGAGAAACGCTACACGCAACTTGCGCCATTCGGTGTCATAACCAAGGCGCCACGAGCTTGCCCTGGGTGTCTCAGTCTTGACCTTGTATTCACGCGCATGGGCAGCACATCTGCTGCCCACCTCTGCTATGGCAGGGCATCCTGGTACAGCGCATGGTCGAAGCGGTTTACTTGGCATGACCCACATATCTATCGAGACGCACTTGCACTGGCCACAACCAAGCGATCAGGCGTTGCACGAGACGGTACACATTCACCTCCCGCCGCTGCCTCATCGTCCTGTTCTGCCGACGCACTTTGCTCGGGTCACTGCGCCTCTCCCCATTGGGGAGTCTGACGGCCCTGGCCACGGCGGGCTATTCCCTGCCCTCAGCATAGCAGCCCGCCCGCCGTTGCAGACTGCAAAAGCTGCAACGACTATCGCAGTTCCGGGCAACGCTCCGCCAACGCCGCGTCCATGCGCCGCACCAGCTCGCTCCGATCCACGTCGCACCCGTCGCACAGCGCCTCTGCCCACGGGTGGTTACGCAGCCACCCCCGAGCCACTGGCGCTTCGGCGTTGCCCTGCAGCGCGTCCCGCCACGCCTGAAGCAGGATCGCCGCCGCTAGGTGTCGCACACCCACGTCTGCCAGGTCGGGCAGTGGCGCAGCACTCCCGGCCAGCTGCGCGTCGGCCAGCGCTAGGTCGTAGTACACAGTGCGCTGCCCCACGCCGAGGCGCGCTGCCGTCGCCGCGACCGTCAGCCGCTCGCCGTGCACACAGACGACGACCTGCCGCACGCGCCAGGGCAGAGCGTCGATTCGTCGCCGCGTAGTGTCGTCTACCACCGGCCAGGAGGCCAGGCAACGACGCCAGATCGCCCGGGGCTCGCTATGCCGCGCCACTGCTCCCATCGACTACCCCCTGCGTCTCCCTATCAGCCGCCGCAGATCGTATCGCTGCCCACAGGGACGCTAGCACACTCACTTCGCCCGCTCCCCATCGATCTCCCAGACCTGAACGCTGCACACATATCGGCTACCTGGCAGGCGCGGAGCCTTTGCGATGCGGCGCAGCGCCTCGTCCTCTGTCGAGCACACGGCGATGATCCAGGTGAGGGTGGCGTACGCATCTCCACTCGGAGCCGCGTCCCTTCCCACAGCCACATACACGTGCCGCTTGTCGCTCGCCTCCACTGCCTCGCCGTTGTGCGCCGCGATCAGCGCGTTGACTCGCGCCGCAATCGTCGGGCGGTCCCACGTTTCCAGCTCGCCAATCGGCTCAATCCTCATGCCACACCTCCTCAAGCAACGCGTCCGTCGCCTCAACACAGTCGCCAAGGGCGCTAACGAACTGCTTCTTGCGGTTCGCGAGCGTTTCCATGGCGCACACACCACTGGGGTCGCACTTCATGCAGCGACGCAGACCATCCGTTGCCTTGACGAGACGCTTGCGCGCCAGCCGATAGGCGCCCTTCAGCTCCGCCTCCTGCTTCGCGTAGACCCGCCGAGCGATCTTGGTCGTGGCTCGCCTGGTCGCGCGCTGCCAGCCCGTGTCGAAATCGTAGGTGTCCCCAGGGGCGCACTTGGCCACACCACGGGCTACCCACGGCGTATCACTCGTATCGGAGCGATAGTGGCTCTCGACCACGATCAGGCCGTCGCCCTCGTGAATCAGCGTGTGCATCGACCAGGCCCGCACCTGCTCGGTGATCTTCTGTAGCGTCAGTCGCTTGTTCACGCTGCCTTCTCCTCCCCCACGCCAGGCCGCTGCAACTGCTCCCGCCAATGCTCCTGCGCCGCCGCGTAGCCGGCCTCGTACGCCTCTGCCGCCTCCTCCGCGGTGCCCGACACGACGACCATCGCGTAGATCATCATCGCGAGCACCGCGCCCACTCCGCCACCCAGCGCCGACACCAGAAACACCCACACGAGGTTCATTGCGCCTCCTATACTAACTCTGTACCCTAGATAATCCCGTTGACTGTGGCAAACTCGCCATGAAGCCGCAGAGCCGCCTCGTTATAGACTCTGGCCGCGTCGCCCTCGCAATCGTACAGGCCGAGGTATATATGCTTCCTGTCCACCATTATCCCAGCCTGCCACTTCCTGGCATCTTTACGCCAAGAGACCCCCATATATCGCGATGTGCCATAGCTCGACCGCGAATTCATCACATTTTGCGCAGGCGTTGCCAATCTGAGGTTTTCGCGCCGATTGTCCAGCGAATCGCGGTTGCGATGATCGACAAAGAGTTCGCTTGGAGCGTCGAGTAGAACACGGTGCAGAAGCGCACAAGTCCCTGTTCCGCGTCGTACGGCATAGATGTGCTTTGGCCTGCACAGCGCATACCACGGCCCCGAGTCGCACACTGTCTCGAAGTCTGCCCTGTCCACCTTGGTCACGTATCCCTTTGTCAACGGGATCGCAACATAATCACCGCCACATGATTCTCTCCATGCTTCTACACACTGTCGCAGCCATTCCTCTTTACCCCTCGACCCATCCATGCTATGCCTCCTCGTCACTGTCTATCATGTCCGCGTCGCCAATGAACCACTCCTCAAAGTCTGTCGCCCGCAGCACTATCACGTCGTTGCCATACCGGTCACCTACCCGATGCAGCCGCACCGTCGGCAGTTTCCCCGGTGTCGCGTTCGTCGATGCCTGCGTCACCGCCCCCGTCAGCCATGACGGCAACGCCTTCCGCGTCTTGACCTCGACGCTCAACCAATCGTTCTCACAGTCCGGCGTCCGTAGTCCCAGCGCGTGATTCGCCGTGCGCTTCCCGCCAATGCGCCGCGCGACCTGGCGCTCCGCCTCCTTCCAGGTCTTGCTCATCGCACCCTCCGTAGGGTCTTCGCCGGGAACGCCACCGGCTCCTCGTATTGCAGCCGGCACCGCTCCCCGCGCCAGAACGTCCTGCCCACGATCCACTCCTCGCCCGATTCGTCGGGCCGCGTCCTCTCATACGTCAGCGCGATCTGCCAGCGTTCGTCGTACCACACGCTGCCCACCAGCGCCGCGTCGATGTGCCCCGGATCCGGGTTCAGCGAGTAGTGCGGCTGGTACTGCTCGCGATAGCGTTGCCACGCCGCGCGCTGCGCCGGGGTGCGCTCTCTCGCCACTACGCTGCCACCCGCCGCCGCGCCTCGATCTGGTGCGCCAATGTAGCCAATGTGCGCAGCACCTCACCGAGCGCGGCAGCGTGGGGCACGAGCCAACGCGCACGGTAGTCGGCGTATTCAGCGGCGTCGATCTCGCTGCCAGCCACCAGCCGCAGCGCTGGCCCATCCCAGATCAGCCGCGCACCAAGGCAGCGCAGGCAGTGCAGCGCCTCGCGCAGCTCCACGGGACCAGCGCCGTGGGCCAGATTGAGCAGCTGCGTCCACCACTGCGAGTCCACGGCAATGTCTGAGCGCGGATCGTCGACGCGGAGCGGCAGGCCATCGACGTGGCGCTGCCACTCGCGGGCGAGATAGGCGGAGAGCAGCGGGCCTTTGTCGGCCAGCGCCTCGCGCATCGCCGGGGTCAGCGCCCGCGACGCCACCTCCACACGCAGGCCGCCATCAACGATCATCAACCTGGCGCCGACGCCATCGAGGGCGGAGAGAAGCGCGGATCCGTCCATCAGAACACCTCCATGACATCCGGATCGGCGTCTGGCAGCGGCTCATCCTCGATATCAGAGAGCTCGCCTTGTTGAGGGGTAGCCAATGTAGCCAATGGCGCCAATGTAGCCAATGTTTTTGAGGGTGCCTTTTCGAGAAATGACGTGTCCATCGCATAGGCAGACAGGTGGGACCGCAGCTCGCCAACGGTAATCGTCCACTGACGCGAGCCGTGCTTGTGCGAAAGCCTGGTGAAGCGCAGGCGATTCAGGACATGGCCGAGACGTTGAGACCGTGCCCGCTCCTGTCCCATCCACTCGACATCCATCTCTTCTTCCTCTGCCAGGGCATCGAAAGCCTCCCGGAGGGCAACAGATGTAAAAACGACTACCTCTCTGTCATTGGCTACATTGGCTACTTTGGCTACATTGGCTACCGCCTTGAGCGCCAACACGGTCAAGTCAGACATCTCGAGCTCTGGTCGCTCCGTCTGATAGCCCACGGAGATCGCCTCCATGCGCCCGAACAGGCTCAGTTGTCTGGTCGTTTCATTTCCTTCGGCGTCTATTGTGGTCACGTCGCGCATCAAGCGGCCCTCCGTATCGAGAGCATCGAGCATCCGGGCCACGGTGAGGATAGGGCGCCAGGGCTCGAGGTTACGGCCCAGTAGTGATGCGGCGCCGTTCACCTCTTCGGCGTAGCGATGCACAACGCCAATGTGTTTCAGGCCGAACGCCCATAGATCATCGCGCAGCTGCTTCCAGTCGCAGGGCCAGTGCGAGGTTTCGTTCGGATCGCGGTTCGCCTTGGCCCGGTCGCCTGTGCGGATTAGCGGGATCACGATGGTTCGCGAAGCCAGCACGGCGTCAGGAATACGGATCGCGCTGAAACACCGCGGGCAGAAGGCGTCCACATAGCGGGTGCGCCACGTCTTTTCAGCGGTGAGTTCCTTGAGCGGCACGACAGCGCCGCGCCGATTGCCGGCCAGGAGTAGGGCGCGTTTGTCGGGGTCCGCCTTCTTCGGGTCCGACAGACCCTCCGCGTCGTCAAAGGCAATGCACGCGCCGTAGTCGGCGAGGTCTCGCAGCGCGGCGAACGATCCACCGGAGAGCACCATCTGGCCGAGGTAAGCCATGTCCGTAATGAGGCTGATCGTCTGTGTTTTGCCAGCACCGCGGTCGCCATTGGGCCACAGGAATGACGTCACCTGAAACGCATCGAGCAGGTAGGTGTGGAGCACGTAGCAGGCCACGAGCTCTGCCATGCTGCGCTGGTCGGAGAGGGAGCGCGAAAAGTCGATGAACGTATCGATGGTTCGCACAACGCGGTCGAACACGTCGAGCGGATCGGGGTGCTGGCCAGCGCGGTAGCGCATGACACCCATCTTGGACCACAGCTTGTGCGCCTGGGGGATCTCGGGCAGATGCACCTCGACGCCCAGCTCGTCGAGCTCGTGGTCTGCGCCTGGCCCGTACAGCACACCATCGTCGCGCAGAACGTAGAGCTCTTGGGCGTGTATCACTTCGGGCTCAGGCAGCAGGATAATCTGACCGGAGGCGTCCTGCTTTTCGGTGATCGTCTTCTTCACATAGAGCCAAGTCGCCGCGTAGGCGTGGTCGGGGTGTAAAGTCATGGGGCGCCGCACGACCAGTGGCGCCTCTGCGAGTATCTCTATGCCAGGCGCTGCCACCTGCGGTGTGGGCCTGGGCGTCTCGATCAGCCCTTCGAGGTCGGCCAGCGAGTGCCCCGCAGAGAAGTAGTCATCGACGCCGACCTTGTGTCCATTGGTCTGCGGCAGATAGATGGTGTCCACCGTGGCGCCCTTGCGCTGGAGGTGCTCGACCAGGCGGCGCATCGCCATCTGCACCTGCGGCTTGGTCATGACGTCCGAGTCGTAGACGATGTGCGCCCGGCGCCCCTTGAGCGCCACATAGTCCCAGTCGGCGAGGAGTGTCGTGCCGCCCTGGGCGTTGCGCCCTTTCCAGTTCCAGACGCCGAGCAGGGCGATAGCGCAGAGCCCGCGCGAGGCGAGGGAATCCGCTTTTTTCTGCCCCTCGGTGATCCACAGGTCGACGTTCGGATCGCCGATCTGCGCCTGGCAGGCCGGCGGGCAGTCAACGCGGGTGCCGGAGCCCTTGGGCGCCTCGTACTTGAGGATGCGCCGCGCGCCATCCTTCGATGCCACGGCGCGCGGGTTGTCCGGGCGATAGATGTACAGCGTCGGTGCGCTTCCATCTGTGGGGTGCAGCGGCAGGAGCAGGCCCGGAGCGAGGCGCTGCGCCTCAGTGAAGCCGAGGTCCGCAAGCTCGCCAGGCTGTGTCACCGTGCGGTAGCCGCGCGCCAGGATCACCTCGTCCGAGATCGCCGACTCCTCGCGGAGCATAGCCAGGTGGTGCGGTTGCAGGCGCGCCGTCAGATCATCCATGCGTTACCTACTCGGGCTTTCGCCATGCTCGAAGCGGGCGGAGCGGGCGGCGACAACGGCGCGGAGAAGAGGTCCTGGGATACGCCTTTCGCGGTCATCGTAGAGGTAATCGTCAGGCACTGAGCCGTCAGGATTCTCACAGCCTGGCTGCCAGAACATGCGATTCTCACCTGCCGCTTGATCGAAGTTTGGTATGCCTTCCGTACGAACGGGTATCCATTCGACGCGAGGGCAGATGTAACATTGATGGACAGGGCATTGCTTTGGTGCAAGACAGGATGGTACCGGCTCCGCAACGTAATAAACTCTGGCAGCCGGGACTCCCTCGCATAACCAGATGCTCTGTCCGGAATCTCTTACGAGCTGCTCAGCAGTATCAAAACTACCCCCATCCGGTTTGACCTCTGCCCACATGCCACCGCTGAATGTGGGCAGCCAGAAGTCTGGCAGGTACCACTCACCATTGCTGAGCTGGAAGCCTTCTTTCTCGTACTCCCACTGGATACCCAGCGCGTCGAAGAAGACTCCCCAGCGAGCCTCCAGCCTGGAGCGGAAGCGATAGCCCTTGTAGACCGTCTCGATAGCCTTGATCTCGCTCATCGGTCCGCACCTCTCTCCATCGCTTCTTCCAGCGCCGTCCGCTCCGCCGCGTCCTGCGCGTCCCGCCGTGGCGTGGTCCACAGCTTCAGCGCCACTGGCACCGATACCCCCGTCTGCTCCGCGATCCGGCCCGCCTCAACCTGGCAGTCGTCGCACACGCCGGCGAACAGGCCGTCGTCGTCCCAGGCCGTCCACGCCGCGTCTAGGACGATCTCGCAGACGCGGCATCGCTCTCGTGGCTGTGCAGCAGAAAAGGGGGCACGTCGTCCGCGTCGGCATCCACGGAGATCTCGGGGGGCGCGTTCGTGACGTCCTCCTGGATCGACTCGGCCGGCCACACGAGGCGGCCCCGCTCGATCACGACGCCCGCCTTCTGGACGCGGCCCAGAATCAGGGCGTAGGACACGCCGGTGCGTTTGTGGATTTCCCAGATCGAGCAGCCGGTGCGGAGTTCGGCGATCCACTGGTGCACGTCGGCGTCGGAGTAGGCGCGTCGCTCGCGCGCGCCTCGCGCGGCTGCAGCGCGTCTCGCTGCCTGGGCGATGGCCGGCTCTGGCGTTGGC